TTTTGCCAACATTGCTTCGGCTTCTTTGGCTGTATATCCTTCTACCGCATAAGCCAAGGTGTCGTATGAAATTCTAATTACCTGCGCATCTCCAGCAGAATCTAAAGCCTTCAATGAAGCATCTGTAAAAAACTTATTTGCATCATGCCTTGGCAAGTCCATAAATGCCGTGGGTTCACCCATGACACAATAAAATTTTGACTCCATCCATTCGGTCAAACTTCTTGCGCAAGTAGGCCCACCCCAGCCAGTGCCAGAATGCACAACTGGCGCAGCCAATGTGATTGCGCCCGCACCAATTGTCTGTAAAAAACTTCTACGCTTCATATTCACTCCTAGTAATACGCTTTCTTGCGTCTGAAATATTTAGGTTCATCTTCCTCATCGCTTGGAAGTCTTAAGAACCCACCCTGCCTAAACCTGATCAACGCCTGACTTGAGCTATCTACATAGTCATCATGCTCTGCATTTGGAAACCGTGCCATCTCTTCAATCAAATCATCAGCCCATCTCTTATCAGGTGCCCACACTTTTCCTGAATTAAATAAATCAGCCACGCTATTTAAACGTACAAATTTATCATTGCCACGAGTAGGAGTGTACTCCGATACAGGTATTCCCATAGACCTTAATTCAAACACCAGTGGCGCACCAGCCGCTTTAGCCTCAACAATAAACGCATCAGGTTGCCATTCTTTATATCCTTCTAACGCCGCTTTCTTCAGTGCAGGAAATTCCAACTTATCTCTATACGCATCAAGGAGAATAATATGCTTATCTGTTGGGTCTTCATTTAAACTAAACACACCCCAAGTCGTACACGCAGAATAGTCCGCCCGCTCAGATTTTGTAAATGCCGTATCCCAACTCTGAATAATAAAATCACAAGGAGGCGGCATCTCACTCTTCCATCTCTTCCACGACTCCCGCTTAATAATCGCACCCTCTTCACCAGTCGGCTGCTGCTGATACTGGGCGTTCCATTTATAAACACCAATCTCTTCCTTGACCGACATCAATTCTTTGAGCGGCCAAAACTCAGGCCATAGCGGATTACCTGACGGCATAATCGCAGGTAACTCAATTACCTCCCAATCCTCCCCCGCCGCATTTCTTAATATCTTTCCCGTCAAATCTTTATCCGACCAACGGGTCATCACGATCACTATCCTTCCCCCTGGTTGTAAACGCTGCCTTGGCCCAGACGTATACCATTCAAACACGGAATCAAAAACAGTTGGATCACCCTGGGCTAATCTTGCTTCCTGTTCCGAGTGAGGGTCATCAATGATCATTAAGTCCGCACCCTTACCCGTCATCGTACCGCCCACACCAATCGCTATATATTCACCTTGCGCATTTGTATTCCATTTACCCGCAGCCTTGCTGTCCGCCGCAAGCGCTATGCCAGGGAATATAGAATCGTACTGCTCGCTATCAACAAGATTCCTAACCTTACGACCAAACCCCACCGCCAAGTCCGCCGTGTTACTAGACTGTATAACTTTCTTATCAGGATAATTCCCCAAGAACCAAGACGGCAAAAGATAGCTTGCAAACTCAGACTTAGTATGCCGAGGAGCCATATTGATAATAAGACGTTTAAGATTGCCATGCACCACCTCCTCAAATTTCTTAGCCATCACAGCGTGGTGTCTTCCGTGCACAAACCCAGGCCACATAAATTTTACATACTCTAAAAAATTAGCCTGACACTTCTCCCTCGTCAACGCTTCCTTATACTGCGTCATCTGCTTTAAAAATTTCTCCTGCTCATTCACAGGCAACTTAGACAACAACTCTTCAATCTGCGACATCTAATTTCCTAAAGTTTATATACACTGGCCTGACACTCCTCTCCATCCCCTTCATCTTCTTCAATACGCCAAGCTTTATCAGCCGCTCTATTATTTCATGCGTACTCCCCAAACTCCTACTATTCCTGTACTCCATCACCTCCCGCACCGTCGGGCCATATCCATACTTCTTCCAATACTCATCAATAAATATAAATACGTTTGCTTGGTTCTTTGTCATCTTAAGTTCTAAACACTCTTCGTAATTTAGATCCTTTCGTTTACTTATCATTTTAGGATTTAATACTTTCGTGGGGGGTGACGCACAACGTTTAGTGTGACCCCCTAAAAAAGTATTAACTTCCGCTGTCGTTTTGCTTTTAACGAATGATAAAGTATTGCTTTGCATCAAAAATTTTTATATATTTTTTTCGGTGTGTGTAGGTTTAAGACCAAGGGGGTCATCCTCTGGTGATAGAGTGAGTGGAATAGTATGCTGGAGTACATGGGACTCCGCTGACTGATTCGGGGGGGTCGGGTGCGGGTGGGGGTCGCCCGGTTCGCCGTCGCCGTGAGCCGAGCCGTCGCCCTGGAAATCGCTTTGCGTGTGCCCGGTTGATTGTGGCTGAAGTTCGGTGAGTAATGATTCAACATCCTTGGTTGTTACGTCCTCAGCTTGTGCATTCATTAGCGTTTGTATCTCAGCCAGTATCTTACCCTTGATGTTTTCACTGGAGTGGATTACCTTGGATTCCGTGCGGTGCGTGAATAGACTTACCTCCGTCATTGTGCCGATTGTCTTGCTCGCTTGTAGCTTGATCGCCGGGGATGTATCGGGGTTTAGTAGCAGTTCAACCATTGTCTGCACGCTCAAAGCCCGTAGAGATTCAGAGTCGTAATATTTCAAAGCCTCCTTTGATGCTTCAATAAGCTCTATGGCTTGTTTAATATTTGTTTGCGCTTTTAGCTTACTTGCGTTGACTGCGTGTGTTTTCACATTACCCTTCGATTTGTATGCCCGTCTGTATGCTTCAGAGCCTGTACATTCCCCAGACGTAATTTCATTGACAAACTTCTTTTGCTTATGCGTAAGACCTTTAGTAGCGATTAGAGGATTTAATATTGTCTTATCGCTTAGATGTTCTTTTACAGATGATCGACTCATTTAAAACCGCTCCGCTTCGCTGATAACAAGCCCGAACTGTACCAGAACAAAACCCGAAAAGCAAATACGTTGGACAACGAGCCAAAAACCAGGCTAAACATACAAACAACAACCCGATTGTATTTTTCTATCGCGTTTGTCTAGTTAATAGCATAGGGTTTTTGGTCGACCTTCTAAGTCGTTGATTTTAAACACTATTTCAAAAACTGGCACGATTCTATTATGCTATATATATGTAAAGGCAATATATTGCAATTACGAGATGCAATACAATGACAATCATCAACAACAGGAGCTTACACAATGACCGAAGAAAAAGCGTACAAACAAATTTCAAAAGTTTACGATGAATTAAGCACAATTAGAGCCAATCCAAGATTTACCTATATCAACGAAAAAAACGGAGCACTAGAACTCACCATGAACGGCGAAAACAAAATTAAAAAACTCAGAGAAAAAATCACCCACTTAGAACAATTTATCCAGGAGCAATAAACCATGACAAACGAACAACTATTAAAAATTAAACAATCCGAAGCGTTTAGAAGATCAGCAAACCGCATGGAGAGAGCAAATGCCGGGAGCTTCGCTACTGCTATTGCCCAGGCTTACTACTATGCAGACTCGAACAATGCCGAAAGGCTAGAGGAGTCATTCTCTGATCTGTTTCAGCGTTTCATGTCACCCGAGGAATTAGAACTATTCCGCCAAAAAATCACCACTTGAACCCTTGGGGACTTGTTCCCCAATAACTTAGGAGCTTAAACAATGTACTCAGCACAAATAAACGCACACGGGAACGTCATAGTCTGCAAGGGTTGCGATGTTCGCAACTCATACCGCATTATTCATACGGGCACTTACCAGGAATGCTTGAGAGTAAAGGCAATGGGCTTGGCTTCATTAATTGCAGAAGGAATCTAAATAATGACGAACCAATTAATCCTCTTTTTTTCAATTGTCTACTTCGCCGTTTTTTGCGACCTGGTCGCCTACGGCTTTTTAATGCTTGGGTTGCCGTTTGCAGTCGTCGCACTGCTTGGGGCTTTTATCGTAGCTTGTGAGGAGTAAAAAAATGAAATTTGATTATTACGCTTTTTTTGTA